TCTCCCTTCATGAATAATCCACCTCACGACTGAAACGCAACAACCGCGGGGACTCGATCGTCTTCAGCATATGATCCAGCCGGTGCCGGTACGTATGCTCAGCATGTGCTCGGCGGTACGCTGAATCCGCCAACTGGCGGCGAAGGGCCTTTCGGGGCAAGTAATAGTTCACCTTGTCCCGGAGTTCTGCGGGAGACCGGTAACTGACGATTTCCTCATCGGGAGCGAATAGGCTGTCGAGACTCGGCTTCCAGGCCGCGATCTGGAAACCACCGCAGCCTGCAATCTCGAAAGTGGTGCAGTTCACTCCTTTTGGCTCCCAAGGGCCAATCGTATTAATGACGATGTCTGACGCCAGAAATGTCTTTGCCTTTTCCTCCTCAGCAACGAATTGTCCAGTGTAGTGTCGCGCACTCGGAGATCTAACACCACGGGGAATGTGGTTACCCCAGATCTTAAGCCGCCTGTCACAGAAAGGCTCAAACGAGACAGCGCGGTGCGAATGAAGGGTCCCTATTCCTGCTATCTCCGCCCCGTACCTGAGGCAGTCTCTTTTTGTCAGCGGAGTGCGGTTGTGCCAAAGCGGGTTACAGGCCTCGGGAAGCAGGTCAAAGCCTCTTGCGCTTGCAAGTTCAGGCTCCTTGACAAACACATGGCTGAAGAGGCGGATGGAACGTAATAGCCTGCTCTCGGGAAGAAGAAACCGCACGGGATCTGTGTACCAGCACACCATCGGGCCGTTGATGACACGTTTTACCTCGGCAAGGATTTCCGGGAATATCTCCTGGCCGGTGACCAGAACCAAATCCGGTTTCACTTCCCGGGCCAAGCGAACGAGCTGTCGCTGGTGGGCAAGGACGAACTGCGGCAAGGCCGATTCCAGTTCCTGCCAGCCGCGCCGCACCCAGCGATTCTGGCGGTGCTTGACCCGCGTGCCGCAGAACGGATGGACCTGGTGGCCCATGTGTTCCAGGGTGACGATGATATTCCGCGCGAAGGAGTCGGGAAACACCGGCCCGGTCACAATGATCCTCATGGCCGCACAGTTTACCACGACACCATCGGGTAATCGGGTAATTGCATAATTGGGTAATTGAAGACCACCGGGCGCCCCGGTTTACCTCCTTTCAATTGCTCCTTTCAATTGCCCGCAATACCGGTTCGTCCGAGACCGCACGGGACCGAGGAAGATGTGCAAAATTCGACTTTGGCGCAAGCGACATCGCTGCCCAGACAAATGTGCGCTTGTAGATGTCCTACAAACGACTGGTGAGACTTCGGCATACATTTTCCTTCACCCGAGAGACTGCCGAAAACTGGGCGAATCGAATTTTTCGCACCTTCCGAGGTCCCGCGCTATTTCGGACGGCCTTACAGGACGCGATCCGTTTTCCTGCCATACCCGGGATTCCGGGGTTCGGCGCCAACAACCCGCGCCGAACCCCTCCATCCCGGGCAATTCTCGGGACGTGCCTACGGCACTCGTGCCATCTATACGACGGCAACTTGCACATTACCTTGCGCTTAGTCCGGATCGCAAGTTCTCCAACATCGAGCGCACGCCCACGATGCCTTGGAGGAAGCAGCCACTTGTGGGTAAGTGAAGGGCTGCCCCACGCGGTAGTTCTATCTACTGTGACACCAAGCACTTGAAGCCCCAGCCCGTTTCTTCGGTCTCCGGGCCAATCGCTAACCGCCAATTGCCAATTTCCGCTTCCCAAAAATAATGGCGGCCAAGGCGGCCAAGGCGGCACCCCGATTTGCCGGAATCGTGGTAAACCGGAGCTGTCATGGATCGCTGTACGACCAACACGAGCCGACTGAAGGAACTTCATCCGGAATTCGCGGGGCGGGTGCAGAAGCTCCTGGCCTACATGGAGGGCGAAGGCTACCCCCTGTCGATCACTCAAGGGTTGCGCACCTGGCAGGCGCAAGACGCCCTCTATGCCCAGGGGCGCACCGTTCCCGGAAAGATCGTGACCCGGGCGTACGGTGGATACTCCCATCACAATTTCGGCCTGGCGGTCGATTTATGTCCGGTATTCACCCCGGGGGCCGCAGCGGGCACAGAGCGAATCAAGGCGGACGCCACCTTATCTATGCGTCGCTCCGCGACCTCTGTGCCCGCTGCGTCCCCTGCGGTGACCCCGGCGGGCGGCCTCGATTGGAACGCCGATCATCCCGCCTGGAAAAAACTGCTGGCCATCGCACCGTCGTTTGGCTTGGCCGAAGGGGCGCGCTGGCGCAGTTTTCCCGACTCACCGCATTTCTATCCCGTGGAGATTCCAGCCGGCACGGCGAAGCTGCGGGAACTCTATCAGGCGGGCGGGATGCAGGCCGTATGGGAGTGGTTCGACGGACTGGCAGGCGGAAATAGCAACAAGCAACAAGCGGCAAGCAACAAGCAGGAAAACAGCGGCAGGCGACAAGCAACAGGCAGCAGGCTGGCGGAGCCTGCGTCTGGCTTGTAGCTTGTTGCTTGCCGCTTGTTGCTCTCGGAGGTTTTATGGCAAGCGTAATCGGCAATCTTTTGGGCGCCAACCTGCTGGACGGCGTCAGCAAGGTCATCAACTCGATCCGCGGCAAAAACCCGGAAGACGCCGCCAAGCTGGAGCAGCTCAAGCAGCAGTACGAGGGCGAGTTTCTTGCGGCTCAGGAGAGCCTCGCCAAAGCGCAGATCGATTCCAACGTCTCGCTGAACCAGGCGGCCTCGGCCAACATCCAGGCGGAGGCCAAGGGGAGCTGGTACACCGCCGCGGCGCGGCCATCCATCATCTGGACCGGGCTTGGCCTCATTGTCTGGAATTACGCCGCGATCCCCACGCTCGGGGTGCTGGTGGGCCTGCTGATGCACATTAAGCCGGCGGACTATGGCATGGCGCCGATCGCGCTGCCCGACTGGTTCTGGAGCGCCTGGAAAGTGATCGCGCTGGGGTACGTTTTCGCGCGCACCGCCGACAAGGCCAGCGACGCGCTCTTTGGCGGCGCCGGAGGATCTTTGAGCCTTCCGCTCGGCATCAAGATGGACTCTAAGGGCGACAAGTAGCGGAAGGAGTGCGGGGCTCGGAAAATTGGGTAATTGCGTAATCGGGTAATTGAGGAGACAGACCCATGATCACCATTGGACTAATCGCTCTCGGGGTGGGCTTCGGCCTCGGTCTGCTGGCCGGGAAGAGAGCCCGCAAGTTGCTGGCGGAAGTGCAGTCTCTGCTCACTCAGGTCGAAGTCAGGCTGGGCAGGCTGGAGACCGCGGTCAAAACGGGCGTTAAGGACTAGCCCGCAAATGGCAGTTGGGTGGTGAAGACTACCTCCACCCTAGCGGGAAGGACCCGGCTAGGGTGGGGCACCCGGGTGGGGCACCCGGCCGATAGCTGACGGCTGATCGCTGAAAGCTATGAGAAGGAGCACAAAGATGGCAACGGCAGCGACGGCCAAACCGATTGGTGGCAATAGGCAGCGCACCCTGATTGTGTCCCTGGGCGCTGGCGGTGGCTTTGCCCTGGCGGTGGCGCTGTTACAGCTTATACGGCCCAGCGCCGCCCAGTTACTCACGGTGCTGGCTACCTGGGGACCTATGTTCCTGGTGTGTGTTCTGGGTATGGTTCTGTTCTATCTCATGGTGAGCGCCTGGGGACAGAGGTTGGTCGATTCGATTGCCGCCAACGCGGCCGCACAACAGTCGATGGCCGACGCGATGCAGCAGATCGCCCATCGCGACGATGTGCGCGACCGCGAGCGGGAACTGGCGCTGGATCATCTGGCTTACACCATCCAAAGCATTCTGCGGACGGTGCAAGCGATTGAAGAACGGCAATTGGCGCTGGGGCCGCTGGCTAAGGGCCAGGGCGCCGGAGCCTAATTACGGGCCCTTTTCAACGCAGAGGACGCAGAGGAGCGCAGAGGGAAGGCAAGTGATCCATAAGGCGGATGCTGGAAGCCAGGCGTAGACACGCCTCAGCGCGTGCGAAATGCGGAGGACCCCTGGTTCGGGTTTCCTCTGCGTACCTCTGCGCCCTCTGCGTTGAAAAGGCGAGGAGGAAGCTTATGCAAGAGCTACAAGATCCCAAGGCGGACGCGCAGTTGCGCGGGTTGATTCTGACCATGGTCTACATCAACCACAAGCGGCAGCGCCGCCGTCTGACCTCGACGGTGATTCACGGCACCATCGCGCGTGAAGGCTATCGCTTCACCAAGAACGACGTGCTCACCGCCATCCAGGACCTGCGCGACCGCGACTACCTGCGCTACCAGCAGGTGCTCGATGCCGACCAGTCCGTATTTATCCAGGCGATCGAGCTCACCGCGCAAGGGCGCGACCTGGTCGATCGCCGTTTCGACGATCCCGCGGTAATGACACAGTGACATCGGGTAATTGCGTAATTGAGGACGCAAAGCGCCAGCGGGTTTCTCTTCAGTTACCCGATTGCTCAATTACCCGATGGGGGAGCCGCCATGAGCAAGCCCAGACGAAAACTCGCCGATCCGCCTCTCCGACAGCGCATGCTCAGGATCGATCGCCTGCCCCCGGCCATGCACGAGAAAATTCGCAGCGAGCATGCCAAAGGCAAGACCTACACCCAGATACAAAGTGAGTCTTCCGAATGGCCCGAATGGATGGCGGTGCCGGATGAGGTGAAGGCGCTGTTTCCCGGTCAGCGTCTGGATAACCGTCTGCTGGGGCGATGGGCCTACCGGCGCCTCGACAAGACGCTAGAAGAGGTCGTGGCGCAGGGCGAAGCGGCCCGCCGGTTAGCGGAGATCTTTATGGGCCGCACCCTGGACGAGCCCGCCAAGGCGGTGGAGAACGCCCTGGTGGAGCAGTTTTTCCAGTTGCTGCTTCATGCCGGCGACTCCGAACAGTTGCGCCAGGACCTGGCCGGCTTGGCGAGGGCCATCGCCAACATGGAGAAGGCCCGACTAGACCAGGCCCGCCGGGAAACCGAGCAGGCGAAGCTGGAGGCGCAGACGGCAGAAGCCAAGCAACTGGGTCCGCGCGACATGTATCTCCGGGCCGCGCTGGATCTGCTGAAGAGATTGCGCGCCCGCAAGCAAGTGCGCGAAGTACTGGACCCGATCAAAGACGATCTGGTGACCGAGTTTAGCCATGCCGCAGACGAATTCGCGGAAAAAGTCGCAGCAGCGTGAGGACGCGGAGCTTCTGAGTGCAGCCTTTCCGGACGTAGCGCCGGCGCCCTCCCACCCCAGCGAGCCGAAACTGGGCTCGCTGGGCACCCCGGCCTCGCCGGCGGGCCCTGCTAGCAGCCCCGGAGAGCGGCAGGACGGCTCCGAGAGCCCTGCAGCTCCGCGGCCCGCCGACCCTTCGGCAGCCTCAGGGCAGGCTCCGGGCGCCGGCGCTACAACTGCCGGCGCCGCTATGCTGCAGCCCGCCTGGAGCGAGCACACGGCGGCGCAGGATCTCGCTACCTTCATCCGCGAAGCCTGGCCGGTGCTACAGCCCGCGCGGCCCATGGTCTGGAGCTGGCACTACGATCTCTTGTGCGAATACCTCACGCTGGTTAAAGACCGGATGGTCCGCCGGCTGCTGATCAATGTGCCGCCGCGCACCGCCAAATCCACCATTGCCACCATTTGTTTTCCCTGCTGGGTGTGGGCCACCGAGCCCGGCCATACCTTTCTCTGCGCTTCCTATTCTCGCGAGCTGAGCACGGAACACTCGGTGGCGCGCCGCAACCTGATCATGAGTCCCTGGTATCAGCAGCGCTGGGGCAAACGGTTTTCCCTGGCCTCGGACCAGAACCTCAAGACCCAGTTCGACAACAATCAGCGCGGCCAGATGATCGCGACGTCAGTGGGCGCTACGGCCACCGGCAAGGGCGGCGACACGCTGATTGTCGACGATCCGCTCTCCGCCGATCAGGCCCTCTCCGACGCGGAACGCAAGACCGCCAACGACTGGTTCGACGGCACTCTGCGCTCCCGCCTGAATCATCCCGCTAGCGGCGCCATGGTGGTCATCATGCAGCGCTTGCACGAGCTGGACCTCACCGGCTTTCTGCTGGCCAGCGAAGGCGTAGCGCCGCGCCGGGAGGCATGTGAACCCCTTTTCAACGCGGAGGGCGCAGAGGGGCACAGAGGAAAACCAAATCCTGGTCCGGATTTGCCCCCCAGCCTTCCTCCGCGCTCCTCTGCGCCCTCTGCGTTGAAACAAGGACATGCTGCCGCGGCATGCGAAGTCGCCGACAAGTGGACTCACCTGAAGCTGCCTCTCGAAGCCGAAGAGGATGAGCGCTGGGAGTACCCGATCTCCCACCAAGTGCATGTACGAGAAAAGGGAGAGATTCTGCAGCCGGAGCGGTTCACTCCCGCCGTGGTGGCCGCGCTCAAATCGCGATCTTTGATTTATGCCGGCCAGTACCAGCAGCGGCCGGCGCCCCTGGAAGGCAACCTCATCAAGCGTCAGCAGGTGCGCTATTACGGCGGCATCGATCCGCTCACCGGCCAGGCGGATGAACCCTTGCCCGCGGCCTTCGACCTGCAATTCCTCTCCGCCGACTGTTCGTTCAAAGACCGCGACAGTTCCGACTTCGTGGCCATTGGACGGATCGGCGTGAAAGGACGCAAACGCTATTTGCTCAACGTGCTCAATGCGCACCTGGGCATGAGCGCCACCGAAGCGCACATCCGGCGCGAGCGCGAAGGACGTTCCATCAGCGCGATTCTGATCGAAGACAAGGCCAACGGCAGCGCCGTGATCGAGTGCTTGCGCCGCAATGTGCCGGGCGTGGTGCCGGTGAACCCGCAGGGCGGCAAGCTGGCCCGCTTTATGGCGGCGGCGCCGGAATGGGAAGCCGGCGATTGGTACGTCGATCGCAACGCCGCCTGGACCGAGCCGCTGATTCAGCAACTCACCAGCTTCCCCAACGCCGCCCACGACGACATGGCCGACATGATGTCGCAAGCCTCGATCTGGCTGCAGACCAGGGGCGGAGGGATTGTGAGTTTTTGGCAGGGATCGTATTGAACCGGTTTCAACGCAGAGGACCGCAGAGGGGCGCAGAGGAAGAATGAGAGAAAAAACAAAAACCCTGATTTGGTTTCCTCTGCGCACCTCTGAGTCCTCTGCGTTGAAAAGGACGGGTAACTAATGGATAGCAACATGCAATCCGGTGTTATCGCGCGCGTAGCGGGAGTGGTTCGCGACAAGCTGAACCTCTGGTTCCCGCCGCTCGAGCCGCTGCCCCAAGTCGCGCCTCCGGGCACGCCCCCGCGGCGTTTCGACTACATGGTGGGGGAGAACATCCAGATCCAGCCGCATCTGGACCGGTTCACGCAATTGCGCGCCCTGGCCGATGGCTACGACCTGCTGCGCATCGTGATTGAGACTTTCAAGGACCACTTGGTGAAAGTCCCGTGGGTCATCCGCCCGGTGCGCGGCGCGGGCGGGAAGCGCTCCCCATCGGCGTCCGATCCGCGCATCGCCCGGTTCACGGCGTTGCTGTCGTGTCCCGACGGCGAGCAGGCTTGGTCCGCCTGGCTGCGCGCCCTGTTGGAAGACGCGCTGGTAATCGACGCGCCGGCCATCGAGCCCATCCTCACGCGCGGTGGGGAACTCGTCCGGCTCGACCTGATCGATGGCGCCACCATCACTCCCAAGATCGGCTACGACGGCCGTTTGCCCAAGCCTCCCGGCACGGCCTATCAGCAGATCGTCAAGGGCGCACCCACGGTGGAGTTCACTGCGGACGAGCTGATCTATTATCCGCGCAACCGCCGCACCCACAAGCTGTATGGCTATTCCCCGGTCGAGCAGATCCTGATTTTGGCAAATCTCGCCCTGCGCCGCGAGCTGTGGCTGTTGAACTTCTTCACCGAGGGCAGCATTCCGGACGCCTATCTGGGCCTGCCCGACGCCTGGACGCCCGACCAGATCAAGCAGGCGCAAGATGCCTTCGATTCCTACCTCGCCGGCAATCTGCGCAACCGGCGCAAGGTGATCTTCGGCCCCGCCGGCGAGCTGCAACTGCTCAAGGCGGACGCGGTCGGCGGCGATGCGGTGCTGGACGAGCTGATCGTCCGCATGGTCTGTTTTGCCTTCAACGTGAGCCCGCAGGCCCTGGTGCAGATGATGAACCGCGCCACCGCCCAGACCGCCAAAGATCAGGCCGCCGAAGAGGGCCTGATTCCCTGGATGATGTACGTCCAGGAATTGATGAATTTCGTGCTGCGCAAGTACGGCAAGGTCGCCGATCTGGAGTTCGCTTGGCAGGACGAGAAAGAAGAGGACCCAACCACCCAGGCCAACAACATCAAAACGCTCACTTCCATCGGCGTCATGACGGTCAACGAAGGCCGCGACCGGCTCGGGCTGGAACCGGTTGAGGGCGGCGATGTTCCGCTGATCTACACCGCCCAAGGCGCCCTGCCGCTGACAGGCGTAGCGCCGACGCCCGTAGCCTGCCCTGAGCTTGCCGAAGGGCCGGCGGGCCCTGTATCCGAGCCGAACAACGACAGGACACCCGAATCGCCTGTAGCTTTGCAGCCCGCCGGCGGGGACGCCGGCGCTACGAAACCCCAGAACAATCTCGCGCAGAGGCGCCCTTCGTCCCGCTCTGCGGGGATCGGGGCAGGCTCCGGCGCAGAGGAGAACCAGGCTAAGAAACAGATCGGAAGCACAGAAGGTGCGAGCGCCGTTAGGCGCGCCGCGAAAGTAGCCCCGGGTGAAGCGGACCCTGAGCGCAGCGAAGGGGCAGCGGAACCCGGGGTGGGCGGCGATAGATCGGCCAAGTCCCGTAGGGACGACCGACGCTTCGAAGGTGGCCCACATTTGCCGGAGACCCGGATCCCCGCCAAGCCGTGGGAGACCAATGTGGGAGAGAAGCTGTCGAAGAGCATCGATCCACCAGAAAGCTACTTCATGTGTCCCAGTGACAGCCAGCACGAAGCCGAGGAGGAAATCGCTTCGCTGATCTATGCGGCCCTTGCGCCCGTGGCGGAGCGCCTTGCGTCATGGTATGCCAGCGCCGCCGCGGATTCTAAGCCCGATGAGATTCCAACCGCGAGCGAGCTTTGGGCCGTGCCCGTAACGGCCGCGGCAGCGCCAATCTGGAACGACCTCGCCGAGAAGATCAAGGCCGGGTTGGAGGTCGGATTCAGTGACGCCATGCGGCGTGAGCTGCAAGCCGTTAATGCCCATGACCCTGCCCTCCTCGGGCAGGTACAGTCGCTCGCGGCAGCCTGGGCCGGGACACGCGCGCCCAAGCTAGTGGAAAGGATTTCCAACACCACCCTCGACGGGATCCGCGGTCTGGTCGAAGAGGCATTCGACACTGTTCAGACTCCGGAACGGTTTGAGGCCACCATCGGGAAGTCCTGGGTGTTCTCCGATCGCCGGTCGGATGCCATTGCGACCACTGCGATGACCGAAGCAAACACCCAGGGGACTCTGGCGGCCTGGCAACGCTCCGGTTTGGTCAAGCGTTGTCGCTGGATCGTCGTTGACGGCTCGTGCACGAGCTGCATGAACAACGCCAAAGCGGGCGTGGTGAAGGTCGGCCATGCTTTTCCATCTGGACACATTGGGCCGCCAGCACACCCAAATTGCCGGTGCGGGCTACGCCGAGTGTCGCGAAAAGAGAGGAACGACGCCGGATGTCCGCCGGGGTATGGTCGCTAAAAGTTGGCCGCGGGGAGAAGCCGGCGGCAATAAGGAACCACTTTCAGCGCTCATCCCTCGGCAGTCATTGGGAAAGGTCATAGCTGAAAGCTGAAAGCTAAAAGGAAGGCGTATGCAATTTTGCAAATTCATCCCCATCGTCAAAATCGACGCCGCCAAGCGTGAAGTCTACGGCATTGTCACTTCCGAGGCCGTGGACAAAGACGGCGAAATCTGCGACTACGCTTCCACTGCTCCTCACTACAAAGCATGGTCGGCGGAGTTCGAGAAAGCCACCGACGGCAAGTCGCTGGGCAACGTGCGCGAAATGCACGCCAACAAGGCCGCCGGCAAAGTGACTGCGCTCGACTTTGACGATGCGGCCAAAGAGATCCGGATCGGCGCCAGGATCGTGGACGACGAAGCCTGGAAGAAGTGCGAAGAGGGCGTCTATACCGGCTTCTCCCACGGCGGCAGCTACGTGAAGGTGTGGAACGCGGACGGCCAGAAGCGCTACACCGCCAAGCCCAGCGAAGTCTCGCTGGTCGATAACCCCTGCAATCCCGAAGCGCACTTTGAATACGTGAAGGAAGATGGGGCGATTGAAGTGAGGAAGTTCACCGGGCTAAAGCCCGGTGCCTCCGAAAACTCGGAGCCCGGTGCCTCCGAAAACTCGGAGCCTGGTGCCTCCGAAGCCGCCGCGCTACCTGGGAGTGACAAGGGTTCGGAAGCCCCGAGCTTTAGCCCGGGGGACGTAGCGAAGCGCGACGTTTCCGACAAGGAACGCGCGCGCTTGGCCGAGCAGGACAAGGCCATGCCCGATGGCGGGTATCCCATCGCCAACGAAAGCGACTTGCGCAACGCTATCCAGGCGTTCGGGCGCGCGAAAGATCCGGAGGCTGTCCGCGCGCACATCATCCGCCGCGCCAGAGAGCTGGGCTGCACCAATCTACTTCCGGCCGACTGGTCACCCCAGCACGCGAAAATCGCGCGTGCTGGGGACCCCGACTGGCCGGGATCAACCAGGAAGAATCGGGTAGTCGGGCAATCGGGTAATTTGGCAATTCCGCCCCAGCGCGTGAAAACCGCGCGGGCCGGGGACCCCGTTGAAAAACAAGACCCGGGCGACGCTTTGCCTCCTCAATTACCCAATTACCAAATTACCCAATTACCCGATGAGGGAGGAAACATGGAAAAGGTTGGAGCGAAATTTTCTGCGGAAACGCGGGCCACGCTCGACGAACTGCAGGAGCATCACCAGGCGCTCGTGGACCTGCACGGCCAGATGGCCGATCACCACGAAGCCATCAAGAAGTGCTTCGGCAAACTGTTCGGCCAGGAAGACGACAAAGACGGAGATACCACCGGCCTAAAGGCCGGCGCCTCCGAAGACGGTGACGGCAAGGCCGCGAAAGCCGTAGCGCCGGCGCCCTTAGCCTGCCCTGAGCCTGCCGAAGGGCCGGCGGGCCCTGCGAGCGCAACCCAAGGCACTCCCGGAGGGCCAGCAGCTTCGCAGCCCGCCGGCGGGGACGCCGGCGCTACCTTGACCAAGCTCAGCACCGAGCGCGATGCCCTGCAGAAGCGCGTCACGGACCTGGAAGCCGAAGTCACCAAGGCCGAAGCGGCGCTCACTCGGGCCAACACCGAACTGACCAAGCTGCTGGCCGAGCCCAAGCCGCCCAAGGCCGCGGCCCGGGCCGTCCCGGTCACCAAAGATGCAGATGCGGCCGGCGCCGCGGGGCCTGTGAAAAAGGCCGAGGGCTTGGAGATGCTCAAGGCGATTCACAGAGGAGAAATTGCGTAGCTGCGTAGCGCCGGCGCCCTCGCCGGCGGGCCCTGCGAGCGCAACCAAAGGCGCTCCCGGAGGGCCAGCAGTTTTGCAGCCCGCCGGCGGGGGCGCCGGCGCTACCGCGCTGAGACCAGCGCAGAGAGAAGGAGAGAAGAGCAATGCCACTGATTCCGAACAATCCCGATAATCCGCTGGTCCCGGCGTTCTCACAGCAGACCGTGCGCACGACCGAACAACGGATCGAAGACCTGGAAACCATGCTGAGCGACTATCTCAGCAACGGCATCTGCGCCGATCCCAGCATCGACCAGACCGTCAAAAACAATCTGAACCTGGCCGGCCTGGCCATGAGCTCGCTTTCCGGACCGGGCACGGTAACGGTCACTCCTACGGGCGGCTCCGGTACCAGCTACACCTATGCGGTGGTAGCGCGCATGGGACCTACGCTCAAATCCGCCGCGGCCACGGGCAGCACGTCCACGGGCGCCGCCACGCTCACTTCCAGCGCCTACAACACGGTCACCTGGACGGCCGTCACGGGCGCCACCAGCTACGACGTATACCGCACCGTGGGCGGAACGAACCAGGGCAAAATCGCCACCGCCACCACGGCGCTCTCCGTCACC